ACAAGGTTCAGCATCTAAACGAGCAGACGGTATTGCTCAAAAAGGCCATACACGTGGTCGTATAAGATAAGGAGAAATGAAATGGTTGCAATAGTACGTAAATTAATCAGAGGAAGAACGGATAAAGGTAAAAGGGCAGATAAAAGAGCGTCTACTTCTAGAGCTAAAGCGGCTAAAGAAAGACGAGAAAGAAAGCTAAATACTAAAAGGTATAGAAATGTACCAGTTAAAAAAGCTACCTTTAAAAAAGCTACTAAACCACCTAAAGGTATACCTATACCACCTAAACCTGAAAAAATGTCTACAGCATTTAAAACTAAAAGCGGTGCAAAACAAGTGTTGAAAAAATTTGGTGTGCCTGGAGCAATTATAGCTGGGGTATTAGCTACTCGTGATACAAAAAAAGCGACAACTAAAAAACCAGCAGCTAAAAAAGAAACACCAATGAAAAGAAGATTTAGAGCTGGACCAACAGCCGGATCAGGTTTAGGTAGTCAAAGAAGGTCAGGTACTTTACGTGGAAAAAATGTGGTAGCCAATCCACCTAAGCGTAAAAATAAAGATACTGCTAAAAAACCTAGAAGACCGAGTCGTCCAAGTATGACAGGATTTAGAAAATAAATGAGGGCTTCTCGTGGAATGGGGGCTATACTACCAAGCAAATGCTGCAGTAAAGTATTATCACGCCCCTCTACTGTTAACAAAAAAAGGACAACTAGATGTCGACCAAGAAAAAGAAGTTAAATATTAAAAAAGCAATTAAAAAACCGGGATCATTAAGAAAATCTTTAGGTATTAAAAAAGGACAAAAAATCCCAGCTAGAACTTTAAACAAAGCTGCTAAAGCTCCGGGTAAATTAGGACAAAGAGCACGATTTGCTAAAACACTTAGAGGATTAGGTAGAGGAAGATGATAAAGTCTAGAGGTATGGGAAGAGCACTTCCTTTAAAACATAAAAAGAAGCTTAAGAAAGTTATAAAAGGTTTAAAAAAAGCTTCTAAAACTCACGCTAAACAAGCTAAGACTCTTGAGTCTCTTAAGTTAAAAAAAGGTGGCGCCGTAAAAGACGCGTGTTATCATAAAGTTAAAGCAAGCTATAAAGTTTTTCCAAGTGCTTATGCGTCTGGTGCTATTGCTAAATGTAGAAAAAAGAAAGCAGGTAAATAATGGCAGTTCGAAAGACAGCTAAAGGAGCCGCTTTAAAACGTTGGTTCAAAGAAGATTGGAAAGATGTACGAACAGGAAAAGCATGTGGACGTAAAGAAGGAGAAAGTCGTGGTACTCCATATTGCCGACCGAGTAAACGAGTATCAAGTAAAACTCCAAAAACATCTGGAGAAATGACAGCAGCACAAAAGAAGTCTAGGATCGCTCAAAAGAAAAGTCTTGGACAACCAGCGGGTAAACCACGTAGAGTGGCTTCCCTTACAAGGAGAAAGACAATGAAGAAGATGAACGAAGGCGGTAAGGTAAAAAAACAAAAAAGGGATATTTTTGCAGATTTTGAAAGACAGCGCCAGCTACAAAAAATAGAGCGTATAAGGGAAAGTTTTCCTGAAGATGCAAAAGAAATGGAACTGGAAATGCGGAGAAAAGATAAAGCATCTGGGTATACACCTAAAAAAATGAAAAAAGGTGGCATGTTAAAAGCAGTACCCGAAGATAAGAAAAAAAGCTTAGGTAAATTACCTATGCCAGTCCGTAACAAAATGGGCTTTATGAAAGAAGGCGGAAAAGTTTTTAAATCTCATATGATGTATGATAAGAAAACAGGGAAAGCTGTAAAAGCGCCTACTAAAGCTAAACACTTAGAATTAAAAGATAAAGGCTATGGTCATACTAAACCTAAAAAAATGAAAGCAGGCGGTTTAGTAGATCGACAATATCTTAAAGGTAAATAATAATGGCTACCACAAATACACATAATTTTAATTTAGATTTAAACTTACTGGTTGAAGAAGCATTTGAAAGATGCGGAGCAGAGTTAAGAACAGGATATGATTTAAGAACAGCTACTCGTAGCTTAAACTTATTAACTATTGAATGGGCTAACCGTGGAATTAACTTATGGACAGTAGAAGAAGGGTCTATTGCATTAGTTGCCGGGACAGCCACTTATAATTTGCCCGCGACTACTATCGACCTCATGAGCCAAGTCATAAGAACTGGGACGGGAACGACTCAGTCTGACATAGCTATCACTAGGGTGTCAAATCCTACTTATGCCTCTATCCCAAGTAAGAATGACACGGGCAGACCGATACAAATTTATCTTGATCGACAAGCAGAAATTCCAACAGTGACTATGTGGCCTATTCCTAATGACGCAAGTTATACATTCGTGTATTGGTATTTAAAAAGAATAGATGATGCAGGCACTGGAGTAAATACACAGCACATACCGTTTAGATTTTTACCTTGTATGGTAGCTGGGCTTGCTTACTATTTATCTATAAAGATACCAGAAGCAGCACCAAGAATACCAATGTTAAAACAAGAATATGAAGAGCAGTGGCTACTCGCTTCTACTGAAGATCGAGAAAAAGCTACATTAACTATTTCACCAAGAACCTCATATGTCTGATAAAAAGAAAAAAAGAAAGTCGTCGTTAAGAATTGAAGGCGGCGGTAGTCGAAGAAAAGGCACCATAGGAGCTGGCGGACGTGCAACAGCACGACTTCCTATTTCAGAAAGAGTAACTTTAGAACCTTATGTACAAGGATGGGCAGCTAAAGGACCCTGGGGAGATGATGGCGCTGTGACTGGTTATGGAGGGACTCTTACTTACGAGTTTAAAGAAGGTGGTATGGTAATTAAAGACAGACAATATTTAAAGGGGAAATAAAATGGCACTATATAAGCTAGGAAAAAAAGCTCTAGACGCGGCGGTAGCAAAACTCAAGAAAACAGCGGTGGGCAAAAAAATGTCTGATAAGCAGCTTAGACAAAGAGCAAAACAAGATGCGTTTGATGATGCAAGGACTGCAAGAAAAGAAAGATTATTAGGGAGACGACGCGACGTTCTCAACAGAAAAGAGGATGCAGAATTTGCTAAAAAAACTAAGAAACAAATGCTTGAAGAATTGGCTGAAGAGGAATATATTATGGGGCCTACTAATATAAAGCTTCCAAACCCAGGTATGAAAAAAGGTGGGGGGGTTAAAAAACTTCTAAAAGACATAAATAAAAAAACACGTAGAGAAGAAACATTAGATCGAAAAGGCATGAAAAGACTATTAAACAAAGAAGATAAAAAAACACGTAGAGAAGAAAAAGAGTTTCAAAAATACCTAAATAAAACATTAGGTATGAAAAAAGGTGGAATGGTTAAAAAATGCAAAGTAGATGGTATTGCAATACGTGGCAGAACTAAGGCTAAACATAAATAATGAGTAACAAGTTTACAACTAATAAAAACGCTATTGCAGACTGTGATGTCTGTGGATTTCAATTTAAACTAAAGCAATTAAAAAGTTTATTTGTAAGAGAAACAAAAACAAATATACTAGCGTGTCCAGAATGTTGGAACCCTGACCAGCCACAGAATTTACAAGGAATGTATCCTGTAGATGATCCACAAGCTGTAAGAAATCCAAGACCTGACCAAAGTTTTAATGACAATAACAGAACTGGGTCAAGAGATATACAATGGGGATGGGAACCTGTAGGTGGAGCTAGACCCCCAGCTAATGAATTTACACCTAATAAATTAGTAAGTTCAGGAGCCGTAGGAACTGTTACAATAACAATAACTTAGGAGAAAAAAATGTCTAAAGAAAATCAAGAAAGAAAGCCTAAATTTAAAGGCATATATACACAACCTCAAGACGTACCTGTACCTCACGTTGCTGGTTATCCAGAAAAAAATGTTAAAACATCTGGTGTAGTAACTCGTGGTAATGGTGCAGCTACTAAAGGTACTAAAGCTCGCGGTCCATTAGCTTAAGGATAAACAATGACTTACGCAGAATTAGTGGCTCAAATAGAGTCTTATACAGAAAACTCGTATGCAACAGTTGATGTAAATACGTTTATTACTCAAGCTGAAAACAGAATATTTAACTCTGTTAATTTACCTGACCTTAGAAGAAATGATACAGGTACAATTAGTTTAGGTAATAAATACTTAAATGTACCAGATGATTGGCTAGCTACTTATAGTTTAGCTGTTATTGATAATACAACAAACGAATATACTTATCTTTTAAATAAAGATGTTAATTTTATAAGACAATCCTTTCCGGATACTGATGTCGCACATTATGGAAAACCACAATATTATGCTGTCTTCGACGATACAACATTTATCCTTGGTCCTACACCTGATGCAGGGTACGGCGCTGAGCTTCATTATTTTTATTATCCTACTTCTATTACTACTGCTGTCAGTGGTCAGTCTTGGTTGGGCGATAATTACCCTACCGCTTTACTGTATGGTTCATTATTGGAAGCAAATGTATATCTTATGGCAGACGCGGAAAAAGTAGGTATTGTTGATAAACGATACCAAGAAGCTATGACAGAACTATTAGGGCTTGGTGAAGGTAAAAATACTCGCGATGCTTATAGAAGTGGACAACCTAGAATACCTGTTAAAGGTAGTAGAGGTCCTGCATAATGGCAGCGATAGTACAAGGATTAACAAACACATTTATTGCTAAATCACTAGCTGGCGATATAGATTTTGATACTGATACTTTTAAAATAGCTTTATATACTAATGATGCTACTTTAGATGCATCAACTTCTGCTTATACTACAACTAATGAAGTAGTAGGAACAGGATATGTAGCTGGAGGAAATACTTTAACAGGAGCAACAGTAACACAAGATGATGATGCTGACGTTGTGTATGTCACATTTGATTCTCCGACTACTTGGACAGGTACATTTTCAGTTAGAGGTGCTTTAATATATGATAGTAGCTCTAGTAATTATAGTATATGTGTATTGGATTTTGGAGAGATAAAAACTATTACTTCTCAAACTTTAACCGTTACACTACCTGAAAATACAACAACAACAGCACTTATTCGATTTGAATAGAAAGGAATAAAATGGTAGGTTTTATAGAGGGGATGGTTGGAAAAGCCCCAACAGTAAAAGTATCAAATGAAAGACCGTTAGAAAAAGATTTATATAAAAAAGTATGGGAAATGCCAGAGTATAGAAAAGTGTCTCCTGGTGAAAAAATATCCCATATATTTTTAGAGCAAGCCAAACCTAAAGCAGGATCAAGTGTTATAGATTTAGGTTGTGGCACAGGACGTGGAGGATTAAATCTTGCGTTTTTTGGAGGAATGGATGTAACATTGGTAGACTTCGCACCTAACTGTTTAGATGCAGATATAGTCCCAATGTTAGAAACACAAAAGCATTTACTTAGATTTATAGAAGCAGATTTATCAGAGCCATTACCTGTTAAAGCAGCTTATGGTTATTGTACCGATGTGATGGAGCATATTAGACCACATCATGTAGATAAAGTATTAGATAATTGTTTAGATGCAGCACAACATGTATTTTTTTCTATTTCTACTGTAGATGATGTGCTAGGTGAAAAAGTAGGACATAAATTACACTTAAGTGTTTTTCCTTATAAGTGGTGGTTAAAGAAGTTTAGAGATAGAAAATGTATTATCCATTGGTCAAAAGATATTGATGGAGCATGTTTGTTTTATGTTAGTTCATGGGCAGATGGAAAAGATGTAGTTAATCTTGGACAACTAAATACAGACTTAGATATATTAAGAGAAAATGTAACACATAACATTAAACAAGGATTTTTACAGGTTCAACCTCATCCTACAAACGATTTAGAAGTTATGATAGTAGGAGGAGGACCTTCTTTAGAAGGACAGCTTGAAAAAATAAAGCAATTAAGAGCAAATGGTGTTAAACTTATAACAATTAATGGTGCTTATAAATGGTGTATTGACAATGGCTTAACACCATCAGCAATGGTTATGGTTGATGCTCGTGAATTTAATGCTAGATTTGTTCAACCAGTAGTAAAAGATTGTAAATATTTTATAGCATCACAGTGTCATCCTAGTGTATTTAAAGGTTTACCAAAAGATAGAACTTATATTTGGCATACACAGGCAGAAGAACATAGTGAAGTATTAGCACAACAATATGAAACTTGGCACCCTATACCAGGAGGCTCTACAGTTTTATTAAGGGCTATACCTTTATTTAGAATGTTAGGTTTTAAACGGTTTCATCTATTTGGATGTGATTCATGTTTAGAAAAAAATAAGCATCACGCATATAAACAAACAGAAAATGATGGACAGTTAGTAGTTCCTGTAAACGTGGGCGGGAAAATATTTGACTGTAACCCTTGGATGGTGTCACAAGCTCAAGAGTTTATTGATCTCATTAGAATGATGGGCGATGAACTTGAGTTAGAGATATATGGAGGGTTACTACATCATATTTTAGAAACCGGTGCGTCATACACCGATATTAAGGAGATTTAACATGGCAGCAACAGCATGGCAATTATATAACAGTGCCAAAAAATATATAGGAAACGGCACAATTACATTAGGTACATCTGCTGTATATAAAATGGTTTTAGCAAAAGCAGCTAGTAACGCTTCTACATTTACCTTAAGCACATATGCATCTGTAACTAATGAAATTGCAGCTGCAGGCGGATATGCTACAGGTGGCCGAGATTTAGTACCAGCAACAGGTCAATGGGTAGTAGGAGCATCAGCTAAACAACAAAAATTTACAATGTCTACAGTAGGTTTAGCATTTACAGCTTCTGGAGCTAATTTAGTTGATATTAAATATGCAGTTATACGTAACTCTACTGGAGCAGCGGCAGGAAAACTTTTATGTTTTTGTCAGCTGTCAAGTTCTAATTTTACTGTAACTTCACCTAATACATTAACAGTATTACCTGCTGCAACCGGCATCTTTACGCTTACTTAAGGAGTAGTCAATGACTACTCGCGGTTGGGGACGAAATACCTGGAGCTCTGGTCCTTGGGGTGAAGGGGATGTAATTACAACACCAGTAGGAGCATTGGTTCTTAGTGGGGTTGCACCTAGTGTAGTCATAAATGATATTATTACTCCGGGTGTAGGAGCGTTAACATTAGCTGGAGCAGCACCGTTAGCTATAGAAGGAGATATAGCTTTACCAGGAGTAGGAGCATTAGTTTTAGCGGGAGCAGCACCTAGTGCAGTAGAAACTAAAGTAATAACTCCAGGAGTGGGGGCATTAACATTAGCTGGAGCAGCACCATCACTATTTACAACTGCGACGCTCACTCCTCCAGTAGGAGCAGTAGTATTAGCAGGAGTAGCACCGCTAGTTATACCAGGAGATATAGCTTTACCCCCAGCGGGAGCATTAGCTTTAGCAGGAGTAGCACCAACAGTATTAGACGGAACAATAATAATACCCGCCAGTGGCGCATTAACATTAACAGGGCATGCCCCTACCATTAACAACCCTAATTGGGTTATAATAGATACTAGTCAAACCCCTAATTGGGTAGAGATAGTTACAGGATAAGGAATAAAAAATGTCAACATATTCAAATTTATCAGTAGAACTGATAGGAACTGGAGAACAAGACGGTACTTGGGGGACAACGACCAATACTAATTTAGGTACTGCAATGGAAGAAGCCATTGTTGG